ACCTGGCCTTGGCTTTTATGGATTTGGCTTATTCCACCTCATCGGTGGACTTGGAAAGGCGGCCACTGGATCGCTTCGTGCATTGCTAGATTCAGCCGCGTTCTCAAACATGCAAGGTGGATTTAAGTTAAGAGGCCGTGTGAATGGCGGTGAGCTGGAGGTTAACCCTGGCGAGTTTGTTGATTTAGATTCGACAGTTGACGACGTGAACAAGGCGATTATGCCACTGCCATTTAAGGAGCCAAGCCAGTCACTGTTTAACTTGCTTGGATTTATAGTTCAGGCTGGACAGCGATTTGCCAGCACAGCGGATTTGAATGTTGGGGATGTAAACCCTAATGCACCTGTGGGTTCGACAGTAGCACTTATTGAGCAAGGCTCTAAGGCTTTCTCCGCAATCCACAAGAGACTGCATTACGCGCAGGGGCAGGAGTTCAAATTGCTCGCTGATCTCAATGCCGAGAACCTGCCCGAGTCGTTTACATTTGCGTTATCGGGCAGTAGCGAAGAAGTTTTTGCAGCAGACTTCAACGAGCGTATCGATGTTATTCCTGTAAGCGACCCCAACATCTTTTCCACGGCACAGCGTATTGCACAGGCTCAAGCTATTTTGGAAATGGCGAAGGCGGCTCCACAGCTCCACGACATGTACGCATCGTTCAAGAGAATGTACGAGGCGATACGAATACCAAATATTGATGAGATACTAAAGAAACCTGAAGAGGCTGTCATGCTTGACCCGATTGACGAGAATATGAGCGTCATGTACGGCAAGCCAATTCGAGCCTTTGTCGAGCAAGACCACGACTCGCACATTGCAGTTCACATGCAATTCATGCAAGATCCGACGTTGGCTGGCAACCCAGCGGCTCAACAGACAATGGGTCCGATACTACTTGCACATATTGCAGAGCATATTGCGTTACTTTACAGAATCCGCATGGAGGAAAGTGTGGGCGTTCAGTTGCCAGTATTGCCAGACTTTAGAGACCCAGAGTTTAAATTTGAGGATATTAATCCTGAGATGGATCGATTAATTAGCCAGAGAGCGGCTCAGGTTGTCCAGGAAGCTCCGCAAATGCAACCAATCCCTGCCGTGCAACAGGCAATGCAACAGCAACAGGGTCAGCAAGGCAATCCGCTACAGTACGCACAGCAACTCGCACAACTTGAGGCTGAGGCACTGAAGGCAAGGACACAGTCACAAATCGAGGCAGATCAGGCGAAGGCTCAGTCAGCAATTCAAATCAAGCAAGCTGAGGCACAGCAAGATATGCAAATCGATCAGATGAAGGCACAGCAAGACTTACAGGCTAAAGTACAGAAGTTGGAAGCTGAATTACAGCTTGAACGTGAGAAGAACGCCTCTAAGATACAATTAGAACGTGAGAAGAACCAAGCGGAGATGCAAATGGAGGCTATTAAGAATGTCACCGAATGATATTTTAGAATCCATTAGGCCAATTAATCCTTCTGCATTTGGTATGACAAGAGAGCAAGCGATGATGATGCAACAAGGTCAGCCAATGCCTCAACAAGTTCAACCACCAGCAAGCTCCCCTATGCAAGGTGGATTGGACATGAACCAGTACCTCATGCAGAAGGTGCAAGACATTAGACAGAGAATGGGTAAGGGTGACATGGGTGCGTTAAGTAGCGTAGCCGCAGCGATGCCTAAGCCAAACATGCAAGGAGCGTAATATGGCATTCGGTGGAAGAGAAGAGGCTGAAGCAAGTTTTGAAGGTGGCGGTGTATCAAGTGGTGGAGCGTCACCTGGAGTTAGTTCAGAAGCCCCATCTGGGAGTGGTATGTCAAATCCATTTAGCTTTCTAGGTAATGCCGTTAAAAACATGATATCTGGAACACTTCCTAAAGATACAATTCCATCTACTCAAGATTTTAATCAACTTAGAAGTGGTTATGTTAATAATTTAGGTTTTATTGATGCTTTAAATAAAGATTACACAATAAGTAAATCAGGCAACGCTCTCTACAGAGATACTTCAGATATGCTTTCTGCAAGGGATAAGGCAGAGGGATTGTCTGGAAGAGCTACCGTTGCCAGTATTGACCCAACAACAGGCAGAATGTTTAGTGGCGTAAGTGACCCCAGTCTGTCTGGTGCTTTATCTGGAATGATGACGCCTCAACGTGCAGAGCAAAACAGAAGTAGAACAGCAAAATACGCTGACCGAAGTAGAAAGATGAGAGGTCAATTAAGAGGAAGTGGAGTTGTACCAAGGACTGGAAACCAAGGCGTGTTTGGGTTTCTTGATTTAGACAAGGATGGCGGTATATTTACGTCAACAGATCCCTATGGAACTGTATATGGCATGAGTAATGAGGCTATTTACGACCCAAGTTTACCTGAAGCCTATCGAGGCATCCCAAGTGTTTACGCGGCTAAGACTGGTGAAAAGGTAAAGACTGACCCCAACCCAACGCTTGTTGAGCAAATTGGAAGTTACGTTATGCCTGGAGCTGGTCTCGCAAAGTTAGGTCAATATTTTTTCCCTGGCACAACTCAAGAAAACACTCAATCAAAAATGGTTAGTAACAATAATCAAATCAACAAAGATTTAGTGTTTGGAGAAGATAATTTGACAGACCAACAGATTTTATCTAGCCCAAGTTACAGCGATATGGTTCCAGATTACTTAATGCCTCCAGAAATTATTGGGTATAGACCAGATGGAAGTCCTGTTACTGCAAGTGACCCAGACGCAGCTCGATGGCGAGGGGTTGGAATGTAATGAACTACAAAGGCAACTCCAGATTTGGTGCATTACCCCGACGCACAATGATTGCAAACCAGCCACATATGTTGGCATACATTAATCCCCAAGAGGAAATGTTACTCCGTCAACTGGGTGGCACTGGGCAACCTGGACCTATGGGTGTTCCTGCATACCCTCCAGGTGACGGTGGTTTTGGTTTTGGTGGAAGTGGTGGCTATGGCGGTGGCGGTGGCTTTGGAGGCTTCGGTGGAAGCGAAGCTCCTGGTGGTGGTTATGGCGGTCCAAGCCAAGAAGAAATAAATAATGCCTTTGCAATTGCAGAAGCTGCCGTTGCTAATGCATCTGTAGATGCAGATTCAGGTATGGGTGCTGCTATTGGGTCTACTGGCGGTGCAAGTGATATAGGGTCAGGTGTTGGTTTTTTAGATGTATCTGACGGTGGTTCTGGGTATGTTGACTCTGGCACTGATGTATCTGCTGGTGTAACTGGAGCTGATTTTGACTTTGGTGCAGGTAGTGTTGATGGTGTTGGATCTTCCGCTGGTGAAGGAGATGTTGGCATTACAATAGATCCTTATGACAATCCTTACGCGATAGATATTACTGACACAAATATTTACACAGAAAATCCCGACGGAACGTATACTGTTGAGGACGGTGAACCAGACCCAATAGAAATAGATGAACCAGACCCTATAATAAATACAGGATTTCCAGAAAACCCAGAAGAAGGTCCACCAGACGATTTTGAACCACCAGTAAATCAACCAGAGACAGAGTCAGAAATAGACACAGCAGAATATTTTAATCTATTCAGGTCTACCCAGCCATCTAGCTGGATGAGTAACTCCATATGGAGCAGTTATGGCGTTGGTCCAGATTTTGATGTGGATGTCTATCAGGAAGCTGATGGCGCACTTAGATTTAGAGATACTGGCGAGTTAGTTCCAGAGGAATATTTAAAATATATACCCTACGCAAAACGCACAAAAATGAAAGCCCCTGGGGAGGAAGATGATACAGTAGATGATACAGTAGTTGATACAGATGGTATAGATGATACAGGTACTACAAATGAAGGTTACAATTTTGGCAACGGTTTTATGTCTCCAGATGAAATTGGAACTCCTGGTGATATTGACCCAGGTGGGGTACAGTCTATAAATACAGTGGTTGATACAGATGGTATAGATGATGCAGATGATGCATTAAATAATATATTTGTTCCTGCAAGTTCTACAACCATAACCAATCAGGCATCTGATGGTGGTGACTTTACAGACATGACGACAATAGTCGATGAGCCAACTGATTACAGTATTGACCCTGCTATTGCTGAAGCCACAGCGTCTACATTGTCTGACAGGGCGCAAGGTTTTTATGATTTAGTATCGAGTGGAAATAAAAGTTTATATGAATTAAATCAGTTGTCATTAGCCAACAATCCTAAAAGCAGAAACCCATTAGTGCGACAGGCAGCTCAAGATGCAGTTAATGAATATCTATACAGTAATTTAACTCCTGATGAATTAAGGGCTTGGCTAGATGGTCAGTTCAATCCAATCACCGACCCAACCTCATCAGTTTACAATCCACAAGGCATTCCAGAAGGTTTATTATAATGGCAGATCAAATAGAGGCAATCAACAGGGCGTTAGCTGAAAGCACGCAGAGGGCAATGCCAATAGAGAATGATGTTAGCTTTGAAGATTACATTGGTCAAATGAGCGACGATGAGCTTGGCATCTTGATAGATTCCATTGGCACTGGTCAAGGCGAAATGGGTCCAGATACAGACAGTGAGCAAAATTACAATTTGTTAGAGCGCATATTGCAAACTTTAGGCTTGGGTAGGTCTGTAGATGACGCCAGGTTAATGGAAGGTTCTTCACCTGAGCAAATACAGGAATATATGGGTGAGAGAATGGAAGACACAAGAGGTGCGTTGAGTGGTATAAAAAATACCATTATGGATGAAGTTAATAAAATGAAGTCACAAGGAGAATAAAATGGCTGAAGTAAATGTAGAAAATATGGAAGAGAACGCAGAACTCTTCATGGAGAAAATGGGTTTCCCTCATGACTCTGAAGGCTTAGATATGAATGACGACCAGCTCGTTAATTTCCTATTGCTCTGCCACCAAACGCAACATGGCGTGGGTGATGAGTACGAAGAGGAGATGATGGAAGAAGACATGTACGACGATCATGGCGACGGTGTTAAAGTCAAAGTCATGAAAGTTGGCGGTGGCGACGTTCACGAAATGATGAATGAGTTACTTGGAGGTTAAATGCCTGTAACAAAAGTAAAAGGTGGTTACAGGTGGGGTAAGTCTGGAAAGATTTACAAAACAAAGAAAGAAGCAGAGCGTCAGGGCAGAGCGATTTATGCCTCTGGCTATAACAAAAAGGGAAGGAAAGCGTAATGGATTGGATTAAAGGAAGATTAAAAGAGCCTTCAAGCTATGGAGCTGCGGCTGTCGTTGGTG